AACCTCTGACAGACCTGCTATTTCTAGGTTGAGCAACTCCATATCCCAAGTGCTATCCTCATTTATTCTATTATCGGCTAACCTGTAGGCTTTCGCTTGGGTTTCTGATAAATCGGCTATAACAGTGGGGACTCTTTTCAAACCAAGTTTTTTAGCACCCATAAGTCTTGTGTGACCCACTATAACCACCATATTTTTATCTACGACTATAGGTTGTTGAAACCCATATTCATTTATAGAACTTGCCACCTTATCTACAGCTTGGTCTTTTCTAGGGTTGTTGTGATAAGGAATAAGCTTATCTATTGCTATGCTATTTATTTTCATTATAACCACCCTCTCAAATCTAAATACTTTTCAGCGTCATCTTTGGAAAACTCGCCCTCTTTTATGGCTCTTTGAACTTCGTCAATATGTTGTAAAGCTTGTTGAGAAACATAATTTCTAGACATTTTTTCTTCTACGACCTTTTTGTATTCTTTGAGTCTAAAAGGATACAAATCAACCTTTTCTGTGCTTTGTGCTTTAGGTTGTTCATCCAAATACTTCTTAGCGGATAACCAGAAAGCAGGTTGTTTAGCAAACTTCTTGTCTTCTACCGATTTATAATATTTGTTATACATATCCGCTAGTTCTTCTGGCTTTTCTATCCATTTGTCTTCTAGCTTCATGTAATTCTTTTCGGCTGTTCCCTTGCTGACTTTATTAGCTATTTTGTCCCAAAATTTTAAAAAAGAGGGAGCATAACTTACTTTGGTTTGTTTAGGACTAGGGGTAGGGGTATGGGGTAGGGGGGTTTTATCTAGGTTACCTTTAGGTTCTGTGCTAGGTTTTTTTGGTCTACCCCCAAGCTTACCATTTTGTTTTGATGCTTCCATACGCCTTGAAATATAGAGATATTCCTGTAGTTGTCTTTCGTTTTGATAATGGTCATTTACTAAAACAAAGAACTCTCTAATAATTTTGTCACAGCTTGTTTTCTCATTATCAGTAAAACAATTAGCTATTCTGTACTGCTTATAAGCATCATTTGGTATACCTGCACAGCGTTTATTCCAGTTAAAGCATAAAAGCCTTATGTATATTCCGACTTCTTCATTACTAAGGTGTTGCGTACCTGCGATAAAATCTTCTGTGAATAGATACCACGCTTTCATTTTCTGCGTTGGTTTTGAATTTTCGTGTATAATCATATTGAACTCCAATTTAGTTAAGTGTAACCCCTCTAGATGAAAACCTAAAGGGGTTTTTTGGTTTAATATCCCCAAACTTCCTTTCTAGCTTGTAGAACAGTAGGCTCTTTCCAAATCCAGTTATCAGGGTTTGGTACTAAAGTATCTCTTACATTATCTGGGGTATCTACAGTTTTAAGATAATTACCCATGACCTTTAGAATATGCTTACATATCTGCATAGGTTGTGAGTAATCATCTAGCGACATAGCAATAAATTCAGCATCCTTAGTCTTTGTTGGATTCTTTAGATACCACAATATTTGCTTGGCATTTGTCGCTTTCTGGTAGATGGATTGTTGCATAGAATGTGAAATACTAACCCTTTGCGGTAGGCTTTTAGACGTTTTCAAATCAATATAAAAATCTTCTTTCGTCTTCTTATCTTCAAAATGAAAATCCGTATATCCAACAAAAGGTATGGTTTCTATCTCTATTTCTACCTTCTTTTGATAGGTCAATAGATTCCATGTATAAGCATATTTCTGAAACTCCTTAGTTCCTAGATGTAATAGTGGCACTAAGTTATTTCGTTCATCCTCTATCTTTGGGTCATTTATCCTAGAACAATTTGCATCAAATTCAGCGACCATCTTCTCTGTGGCTTCTTCTAGCGGTATTCCATTGAGAAACATATTGATACCAGACTCCACAGATTGCCCTCTGACGGCTGATGCACTTGTTGGGAACTCATACCCAAATATTCTCCTTAATGCCCATCGTTCCCTGTAAAAAGCGAACTCATTAAGGTGTGAGAAAGATAAAGGCAACAAATCAAACTTTTCAAAATGCTCCCTCATATCATATCCCTAAATTTTTCAGCAATTCTCCTGTTTTCGGTAACTTTTCCAAGTAAATCCTTACATTCGTCTTTTACATTGCTTTCATCACCAAAAAAAACTAAATAATCAATCAAAGCCTTAATCAAATTAGTCATTTGATCTATTTCTTTACCTTGCAATTCTATAGCTAATTCTTTTTGCCTATCTGTTTTTCTTCGCATTTCAAATTCAAAAAAGGTTTTTGAGTTATCATATTCAACCATTGCTATTATCCTTTTGTAGAGAATATTCAGCAAAGGTTTTGCCATCGACTTTCTTCTTTTGCGTGATGATATTATGACCCTTTTGCCTTAGATCGAATATTCTTGAACTAAGTCTAAAACAACCGAAATTGTTCAAAGCTTCGAGGGGGGTTATTTTGTTACCTATCTCAAGGTAATCTAATATTTGTTTGTTTTGTGATTCTGACATTTGTAACTCCTTTCTATAAGTTATGTCGCATTTGCTCGCGTTCATTGACCACCTTCGTGCGGAGATCGTCCCTAAACGCGCGGAAAGACTCTAGCCTTATCTTGGCTCTGTTTCTCCGCTTTAAGGTTTCACTATATCTATTAGTGAAATCCCTAAACTTGTCATGGGTGAATATTAACCCATCTAACTCTTTCATATTCTTATACATTTTTTGTCTGGAAAACTGAAGCGTTAGTTCCGCTATAATCATTTTTTCCTCTTTTTTCATTAGTTCGCAAGCGGTATCTAAATCCGCAAATATCATTCCTAATTCTTCTTGTTGATGGGAAATTTTATAGGGGTCAAATTGAAGTGCATAAATATCGCTCATTTGATGCACTCCGAATAGGTAATCATATAACCAATTTTGTCTTTGTAGCTGTCTTGATGCTTTGGGTTCGCCTTGAGTCTAACTGTCTTCTGCCAATCATTACATAGGGCAACATGATAAGGCTTTACCTCTATTCCTAGAATGACTGACCAACCTTTAGCAATTTCCTCATGATTTGTTTTTATATCGCCATAATCTCGTCCGCGAGTTTCAACGATACTAACCACCTCTTTACATAATTTTTCACCAACCATCTGGGTTTTCCTTTTTCCATTCAATGCGTTCTAATAAATCTTTTTTCCATTGCTCGTTAAGCTCTTTGTCTGAGTGTCCTAATGTGTGGCACTTGCGACACAGGGCATAAAGGTTATCAATCCTGTTGAGCCGGTTGTTTTTGACTCCACCCATGCCTTTCGGAATCAAGTGATGAATATCCACCGCTACCTCTTTATTGCAATTCCAACATAAGGGGATATCGTTTTCGTGATACCCCCAAAAGTCGGCAAAGAGCTTCTTATAGTTCTTTGAGGTTTTCATTAAATGCCCTTACTGCATTTTTAGTAAGTTCCTCAATATCATTTACTGAGAAGTGACCAGAACCCATAGACCTACCAACAACACCAGTTACGAATATATCTAACCGCTGTGTATCGCTTTTATTCATGCCACCAGTAGGCTGTTTAGGTGTATAGCTATTATTAGCCTGTGGAACTGGTTGCGGTGCTTGTGTGGGCGTATATTGGGGTTGCGGTGAATACTGCGGTGCTTGTTGGTCATTTGTATTCGGTACAACACTTAAATTTTGAATATTCGTGTACTGATTTCCTTTAGCTGAAGTCTTAGTATTTATTGCATCAAAATTTATTGCATCCCCCGCAAGTGGCATAGGGTTCAAAATCACACCCCTTAAATAACACCTACGTCCATCTATTAACTCTATGGAATAGTTAGGATTTCCATTTTCTGTTTTGTCTTCTATTAAACTTATTACTCCATTATCTAACATATTATTTTCCTTATTATCTATTGATTACATTATAGCCACGACCCTCTAAACACCTATTAACAAAATCCTTTCTGGTATTTGCTTTAGGTGAAAGCCATAGCACTCTCCACCTTAGACCATTATAAACTGCTTTGCTTTTATCCCAAACGTAACTGGTCTGGTCTTGTACTAAGCTTTTGCAAGTATAATAATCATCGTGAAATCGGTTCATATCTCCTTGAATATTTGCCGATGATTTTCCTCTACTATCAACTATTGGCATTGATGAACACCCACCAATAACAACAGCTAACAATAAAGTGAAAATTAGTTTTGATTTTTTCATGCGAACTCCAATTCAATTTAAAACCTATTCTATTTTTTTGGTT